CGGGGCTATCTTTTAACCAAGATCAATAGTAGCAGTTTGACTGATTTCAGCAATCGAAGAATCAGTAACTTGAACAGTACCATCAAATCGACTTGGAGCAACTTTGACGTTCTTGATCACACCAACACCTTGGCCCTCATGTGCCACAGCGAAACCATAGCGTTCACGGACCTTAACTTTAACAACCTCAACACTCTCATCACGCCATTCAACAGTAGTTGGGGTTTCATCAATAAGGTAGAAACCAACATCACCACTAGAAAGGAGGAAGATATCACCAGTGTTACGCTCTGGATCGTATGGAGCTAGAGGAGAAACAACGATGTTGAAATTCCAAGGTAAATAACTAGGAAGTACCGGAGCTGAACTAGCAGTATTGCTACGACCAGCAAGACCAGTAGCTGTAGCACTGGCAGCATTTCCACCAGGTGTGATTACTTGTCCTCTGGAAGGACCAGTGGCACCCAATGCACCATTAGACCATGGAGCACGAGGACCAGTCTCACCGTTCCATCTCTGGAAGTAAGAACCACCACCATGAGCAAGCATCATGGAGCGAAGGACTGGATCTTCAAGGAAGGCATAATAAAACAATGGATGCATAAGAAGGGTGTCAGGCATGAAACCTTCTTCAGACATATGAGCCATACCTTTTAACAAGTTGCTCATTTCAAGTGAACCATTTGCAGCCATCGTTAAGTCACGACCAGTGGTTACACCGAAAAGAGAAGTTGCTGGTGTCTCATTATCATAAAGAGTAGTTCCTAAGCTGCGAAGAAAAGAAACTGCCTTTTGTTCTTTATGACGAACAAGTGCATTACCCATTAATCTCAGATTGGTTGCCATAATGTCCCAGGTAGAGTAACGGAGAGCCTCATCAGTAAACGATGCGGCAATACCGGACTTACCAATCCAAGCAGTGCTTACAGCACCACCGACCTGGAAGTTGACTTCTGGATAAGTTCCATGCTCTTGAATATCTTGAGCATACACAGCACCCATTGCACCAGCAAGAACCTGTGTATTAAGACCTGCAGCTTGAACTGGAGTGAAAAGACTAGTGATAACCATAGAAGGTTCAACAGGCTCTCTAATCAAAATTTCCATTGATTTTTGAAGAAGAGGTGTGATCTCTGAAGAACGAACCAAGTCATTATTTCTAGGTGAAATTGTTTCGGCAAAAGTCTTCCAAGAAACTCTTTCATCAGAATCTGGAAGATGGCCACGATTAGTAAACATGTCTGCAACATATCTTGCAGCAGCTTGTTCATTAGATGGCAGAACTAATTCCCGACCATCAGTTAATTTAAAGCTCATTTTATAACTCCTTAACTAAGTTTAACATTGATAATTGCAATTTGATCAGAAACAGTTTCTTTCGATAACGTAATCAGATCAGTGTAACCTTTAGTTGCAGTTCCTGGCATCTTTGCAGACGAGTCGAAAGAAGAACCATCCCAAGCAGTACGAACTCTCTCAAGTAAACCCTTGGGTTGATTTTGAAGAGCAAGAACACGACCAATAATGTCGAGATGAATGCTAGCAACAACAGAATCATCTGCTGCAAGAATATCAACTGCAGTAGACTTGACAAAATTGCTATACTTGTCATAAGTAACAAAGTCACCAGGTAAAAGTTTGCCGACAGCAGAAACTTGTTGCCATTGCGATGACACCGTTGCACCATAATGGTAGTAAGTAACAGTTTCACCTGCAGCGAATGGGGATGCATCGCCGCCGCTTTCGAAGACGATCAGCAATCCAACGTCAGCATCTAAATACCAATCACCGGCTTTACTAATCTTGTCGATAGAGCTACGCTCTCTTGCGAGAGTTGAGCCACTGGACGAGATAGGTGTTCTTTCTGTGTTCGCTGCGATCTGATTATGCTCAAGTCCGATTGCAACAACATCAGCAGGAATATCAGTACCATATCTTGATAGAGCAGAAAGCTGTGCGCGAGTTACTAGAAGCTCAGTTGCTGAGCCTGCTAACGCATCGGGGAATTCCTCGCCGAAAGTGGTTCCCCATGCCTGGAGAGCAGAGTCGACAAGATTAGCAGTCGTAAATGCAGCAGAAGTGATGTGAGGAACTTGTAACTGAATATCAGTAAAAAATTGAACTAGATGTTGTTTTTGATAATTAGTAAAATTTAAAGTTTCTGGAGAATCTCCAGCCCAAACATAAACATCATAAGCACAAATGCCTACTGGTTCAGAAAAGAATTCAGAGCAAACAAGAACACAATCAGCAGCAGTACCAACAACAAATTTATTACCTGCTGCATAACTAGCATCAGGAATATCTGATTCTAAAACTAAACCACGATCAAGCAAACCTTGAGCAAGGTCTCCAAGTTTTACCGAACTTACAGTACAAACTTTACCTGTTTCCAAAGAGATCACTCCAGCTTTAACATCAGCAGATGTATAAGTGATAATGACATCATTAACATTTGTTGCTGCTTCAATAATCTTCTTATAACCAGAAGGGACAACCCTACCTTGTCGGTCTAAAGAAACTACTTTACCGCTAGAGATTGTAAAGGAATCTTTACTTGCATCACCCGTCCAAACGATTGGTAACCAAGCCGCAGGTTTCCACTCACCAGCAGGAACTGAAACATTTGGTTGGACTACATTGTTCGGAGTAATGTTGTCGAAAATATCATCACGAGCCTTCCAGGTGCTCGTTGTTCTTTTAATTGCCATTTTTTAGTCTCCTAAAATATTATTTTAATTTGGAAGGATGGAAACCACGAGGTAAATAGCGAATTTGAGAACTCAAATAAGCTTCTGCAGTATCAATCCCATCTCTTTCAACAATTGAATCGTAGTTTTTAACTACGGTTTTTTCAAAACTACCAAGATTTGCTAAACCTTTTGAAGTAGAAACAACATCTGAAGAATCTACAGATGGGTTTTCTACAATAACAACTGGTTTAGCTTCATTCTCATTTTTAATTTGAATACTATCAAAATAAGATAGTAAAACTTCAAGTCTGTTATCATCTTTTTCTAAAGAAAAATCTTTATTCTCTTGATTTGCAATAAACTGAATTACATTCTCAAGCTTATTTTCTAAACTTTCAATCTTGTTTAAAGCTTGAATATAATCTTTTTGGATATCAATGAAATCTTGATCCTTTTTAAGATCGTAATTTGTATTTAATTTTTCATCAATAAGAGCTAATATCTTTGTTTTTTGTAAATCAAGAAGGTTGGACTTATTAATTAATTCTTTTGCAGCATCTGCATGAGCATTATCTGGAATTGGAAAACTTCTATTGGGTCCACAAAAAACTTTTCCAGGTAATAGGTCTCTTTGTTCTTTTGTTAGAACATTGTCTTGCATTAATGCATTTAGTGCGAGATCAAAAATTCCCCAATCTAAAATAATATCTTCTGTATCATTTGAAAGAAGAGAATCTTCTACTTTAGAATCTTCAGTAATTTCAATATCAGAATTGCAATCACTATCTAAATCAGATGATGTTTTATTATCTACTTCTATTGTATCAGAAAGATTTTCATTTGATGGGGAAGAATCTTCATTAACTTTTACGAGTTCTTTTTCTGTTGTTTCTTCTAAAGAATCAACAGAATTCTCGTTCTTGTCTAATTCCATAATTCCTCTTCCTTTATTTAAGGTTGTATCTTTTACTGATTCTAAATCAGAATCATTTTCAATTGGTATTTTACCATTTTTTAAATGATCTCTCAAAGAGTCTTCTTCAAGTTGTTCATAAATAACTCGGATAACCATTTGTTGACTACCAGAAGTTTGCACAATATCAACTTCACCATTATTATGCAATTCTTCCATTTCTGAAGAAGAAA